GCGGCGTGATCCGCCAGCGGTTGGCACCGTGTTCACGTTCAAGTACCAGCAACTGACGGACGCCGGCGTGCCACGGTTCCCGTCGTTTCACCGCGTGGCGTAATGGGTAAGGGCAGGAAGCCTACGCCTAAGCCGATCCTTAAGCTCCGAGGGGCTCGCGTTAGGGGGCCGCACAAGAGCGGCATTGAAGTCCCTGCGGGCATTCCAGAGCCGCCTTCGTACCTGTGCGAGATCGGCCGGGCCGAGTGGCAACGCATCGTGCCGATGCTTGAGGCGTCTAAGGTGATGAGCATGCGGCACCAGCACACGCTGGCCGCGTACTGCGACGCTCTTGCGGACATGGTGAAGGCCGAGGCTGAACTGAAGCAGCACGGTGCCACGTTCATGGACGATAAGGGTAGGGTGATGAATCACCCGGCCTGGTATCGCAAGAAGGACGCCCGCCTGCACATGCTGCGTTTCGCGGAGCAGTTCGGCTTGACGGCGTCGGCCTTGGCGAGAGTCTCAGCCGTTGAGCAAGCAACGTCGAACGACGACGAAGACCGCCTCATGTTCGGCTGAGAGGCCGTGCAACAAGTGCCCTTCGTGCCTTGCGGTGCGGTTCTTTGAGAAGCACCTGACGCACGCCAAGGGTGAGCTCGGCGGAAAGCCGTTCCTGCTGCAGCCATGGCAGCGTGATTATCTGAGGGCGTTGTTTGCAGAAGAGAACGGCCGGCGGAAGGTTCGCACGTCGCTGCTGGCCATTCCTCGCAAAAATGGAAAGAGCACGCTGGCGGCTGGCATCGCATTGCGGTGCATGCTCGAGGACGAGCCGGGAGCCGAAGTCTATTCGTGTGCCGCCTCGCGGGACCAGGCCCGGCTGGTCTTTGACACCGCACGGATCGCCGTCGAGCAGTCGCCTGTCCTGCGGCAGCACCTCAAGGTCTACCGAAACGCCATCGTGCGAGAGTCAACGCACGCCACTTACAAGGCACTTTCTGCCGAGGCCGGGATTCAGCACGGGCTTTCCGCCCACGCTGTGATTTTTGACGAGCTCCACGTGAGCAATCGGGAAATGTGGGAGGTGATGTTGTCGAGCCAGGGGGCGCGACGCAACCCGCTAACAGTGGCGCTCACGACGGCCGGGCACGACAAGAAGTCTGTGTGCTGGGACGTGTGGAAATATGCGGAAGCCGTCAGGACGGGAGCGGTGCGAGACGAATCGTTCCTGCCGGCAATCTTCTGTGCTCCGCAGGATGCCGATTGGCGGGATGAAAAAACGTGGGCCGCTGCCAACCCTAATCTCGGCGTGTCGGTCAAGCTCGACTTCTTGCGAAGCGAGTGCCAGCGGGCACTTGAGATGCCTGCATACGAAAACACTTTCCGGCAGTTGTACTTGAATTGCTGGACCGAGCAGGACACTAGATGGATCGGCATGCACAACTGGGCCAAGGGCAACGTGCCGTGCCCTGTCGATCTCACCGGCCGCGTCTGTTTCGCCGGGCTTGACCTGGCCACGACGTTCGACACTACGGCATTCGTGCTGCTGTTCCCGCTAGACGACGGCACGTTCTGGGTGCAGCCACACTTCTGGATACCGGAAGAGAACCTGCAGCAGCGGGTCAAGCGTGACAAGGTGCCGTATGACGTGTGGCAGCGAAAGGGGCTGCTGCACGTCACGCAGGGCAACATCACCGACTACTCGGCGGTCAGGCGTGACATCGTTGAACTGGCCAAGCGGTACACCATCCGGCAGATAGCCGTGGACCGCTGGAACTCAACGCACCTGACGCAGCAACTTCTGCAAGAGGATGGGCTGCCGGTCGTAGGGTACGGGCAGGGATATGGGGCCATGTCGGCCCCGTCTCTGCAGGTTGAGGCGTGGATTTGCGGCGGCAAGCTGCTCCACGGCGGGCACGAGGTGCTCACTTGGCAGGCCGGGAATGTGGCCATTCAGACAGACGGGCAAAACATCAAGCCGAGCAAGCAGAGAAGCCACGAGCGAATTGACGGCATTGTGAGTCTCGTGATGGCTGCCGGCGTGCATGCCACATCGACAACGCCCAACCAGAACTGGGACATCATCACCCTATGACCACTGAAAACGCCGTCGCCGATTTCAAGATGTTCGACCTGCGTGGCATTGAGTGGACCGAGTCCTCGTCTAGCCGCACGCCGTCTGGCATTCGGGTCAACGCTGACAACTCGATGGCGTGCTCGGCGTACACGGCCTGCATCCGTGTGATATCGGACGCCGTCTCGGCTCTGCCGCTGCACGTCTATGAGCGGCTCGCCAACGGCGGCAAGGCCAAGGCTCCGCAGCATCCGGTGTATCGGCTGCTGCACATGCAGCCCAACCCGTGGCAGACGGCCCAAGAGTTCCGCGATTGGATGACCGGCATGTACCTGCATTACGGTGCGAGCTACGCCGAGATCCGCCCAGGTGCTCGAGGTGCCGTGTCGGAACTGTGGCCGCTGCACTCGTCTCGCATGGAAGCCGAGCGGCTTGAGAACGGGACCGTGCGGTACAAGTACCGCGAGCCGTCTGGCAAACAGACGCTGTACACGCAGGAGCAGATTTTCTGCCTTCGGTTCACTACCGAGGACGGCATCCGGCCGATCCCCACGTACACGCTGTTCCGCAACGCCATCGGGCTGGCCCAGGCGTTGGAGGCCCACGGGTCCACATACTTTGGGAATGGCGCGCGTCCAGGCATTGTGCTGGAGAGCAGCAACCCGATTCCGGTCGAGGCGGCCGAGCGTTTGCGTGAGAGCTGGGAGCGGATGCACAGGGGCAGCGACCGTGCTTTCCGTACGGCCGTCCTCCCCTTGGGCGTTACCGCCAAGGAGCTCAGCGGCAGCAACGAGGCGGCCCAGTTCCTTGAGACGCGGCAATATCAAGTCATCGAAATCTGCCGAGCGTTCCGTGTGCCGCCGCACATGATCCAAGACCTGACCCGCAGCACGTACAGCAACATCGAGGTACAGGGCACCGAGTTTGTGCAGCACTGCCTGCTGCCGCATCTCAAGCGGTGGGAGGCGGCGATCTCGCGTGACCTCATCGTGGACGATGAGCGGTATTTCGCCGAGCACAACGTCAACGGGCTGCTGCGTGGTGACCACACAAGCCGGGCGGCGTTCTATGTGTCGGCACTCCAGAATGGCTGGATGACGATCAACGAGATCCGCGAGGCCGAGAACCTCAACCCCATCGGGCCTGACGGTGACCGTCACTTCGTTCAACTCAACATGACCACGCTCGACAAACTGGGCCAGGAGCCGCCGGCACCCGAGCCGATGCCCGAGTCAGCCGTTGAGGTGGAAGACACCCCGGCCGATGACGCCGAAGACGAGTCGGAGGAGTCGCAGGCCGATGGCGTATGAGGACATTGACTTCACGCCGCCGTCAGGTGTGCGAGAGGAGGCAGGGCGAGGGCTAGAGTGGCGAAGAGAGTACGGCCGAGGCGGCACAGAAGTTGGCGTGGCCCGTGCACGCGACCTGAGCAACGGCCAGACGATCAGCCCTGAGACGGCCCGCCGGATGAAGGCGTACTTCGACCGGCACGAAGTGGACAAGCAAGGCGAAGGCTGGAGCCCGAAGCAAGACGGCTACCCGAGTGCGGGGCGTATAGCGTGGGCTCTGTGGGGCGGCGACCCAGGCCGCTCGTGGGCCGAGAAGCTGGTGCGACAGATGAACGCCGAAGACGAGAACAGGAGCAGACCGATGGAACTTGAACGCCGCTGCCTCGCCTTTGAGGAAGTACCCGAGGCCGAGTTGACCATTGAGACGCGGGCCAACGGCACGCAAGTGCTCGTGGGCTATGCCGCCGTCTACAACCGGTTCAGCCTGCCGCTGCGGGAAGGCGGCTCGCAGTTCCGCGAGATCATCCTGCCGGGTGCGTTCGACAAGATCCTGAACCGCCAGCGTGGCAAACAGGACGTGGTGGCCTTGTTGAACCACAACAGCGACCTCATCCTTGGCCGCTCTTCGTCTGGCACGCTGGAGCTTTCCAGCGATGACAAGGGGCTGCGGTACGTGGTAACGCCGCCCGATACACAGGTGGGACGAGACACGCTTGAGCTTGTCCGCCGTCGTGACCTGCGTGGCAGTTCGTTCGCCTTCTCGGTGGATGCCAAGTCTGGCGAGCGGTGGTCGAGTGACGAGCAGGGTGCCGTGCGTGAGATCCGCGAGGTTTCCTCGCTGGTGGACGTGTCGGTCGTGCTCACGCCGGCCTACCCTGCCAGCAGCGTGACCGTGGCCCAGCGGTCCTACGAAGCGTGGCTCGCATCGCAGACGGTGGCCGAGCCCACGCCCGCGCCTGCGGCCCAGGCGGATCGCTCGCGTTCGGCCCTGCGGGGCGTCGCCGCCGCCTTGGCTGCTTCTCTGAGGCTTCGCAATGGCTGAGCCACGCTGCACATGCGGCGAGAAGTTGCGTTGTCGTTCCAGCCGCCCGTGCGGTGACGAGCGGCAGCGGTACTTGCGTTGCCCGAGGTGCGGTGCCCGTGCGGTGGCGTTTGTGAAAACAACACTTTCCGAAGTGCGGTTCTGCAAGAGAAGCACGAGGTAGTGCGACGTTGGACTCCATCGGCAATACCGCCGGCGGAGAACACACGTGGACAACCTCAAGAAGCTGCAGGACGAGGCCGTTACCCTCGCCAACCGGATCGACGCCGTGCGTGCCATCGAGGGCGACGCCGACAAGATTGCCGAGCGTGACCTCGAGCTCGAGACGCTGACGGCCGACGCCGCCAAGCTCGCCAAGAAGATCGACTTCGAGAAGTCGGTCGCCGAGTCGGCGAAGAACCTGCGTTCCGTGGTCGACCGCTGCACCCCGGCCCCCGAGGTGCGTGCCGACGAGCCGAAGGTGCGGATCGAGTCGATCCCGTACGCCGGCAAGCTGCGGGCGTTCAAGACCGAGGAAGAGGCTTACAAGGCGGGCATGTGGATCAAGGGTCACCTCCGTGGTGACGCCGAGGCCAAGCGGTGGTGCACTGACTACGGCATCGAGGCCCGTGCTCAGGGTTCGGCCGCGTCCACGACCGGCTCGGCTTTCGTGCCCGACATCCTGAGCAATCAGGTGCTGCGGCTCGTCAACGAGGATTCGGTGTTCGCGTCCAACGCCACGCCGGTCAACATGCCGAGCGACGTGGTGCTGGTTCCCAAGCGGACCGGCGGTGCGACGGCGTACTGGGTCAACGAGAACACGGCGATCACCGACAGTGACCCCACTCACTCGCAGGTCACCCTGACCGCGAAGAAGGTGACGGCCGCCACGAAGGTGAGCACGGAGCTCTTCGAGGACTCGGTTGTCGGCATCGCTGAGATGCTCGCCACCGAGTTGGCCTACACGCTGACCCAGGCGGTCGAGACGGTTGCCTTCAACGGCAACTCGGCGAACGCCCCCAGCGTCGCGGGCATCCTCACCAGCGGCGGCATCCTCGCTGGCTCTTCGGCGACCTACGCCGCGAGCCTCGTGACGGCTGCCGGCGACTTCTTCGAGGAGGTCACCAAGGCCAACATCCTCGAGATGATGGCCAAGATGCCGAGCCACAGTCGGCAGGGTGCGGCGTGGATCGTGTCCCCCTATGCGTTCGCCACCTGCCTCCAGGCTCTCGACCTCGCCCAGGGCGGGTCGGTTGGTCTGTCGCAGGGGCTCGGCCTGACGTTCTTGGGCAGCCCGGTGTTGCTCTCCCATCAAATGGTGGGCTCGGGCGACCAGACCGGCAAGGTCATGGCCCTGTACGCCAACCTCCGCAACGCCGCTCACTTCGGTGTGCGTCGTGGCCTGGAGATCGCGTCCAGCGATCAGGTGGCGTTCCTGAGCGATCAGGTGGTCGTGCGGGCCACCATGCGGTGCGCCATCTCGTGGAGCGAGCTTGGCAGCGACACGGTCGCTGGCCCGGTCATCGCCCTCGTGGGTGCGTGAGCCTGACGGCTTGACGTGATGTGCAGACTGGGCGGGCCGCTCCAAATCGGGGCGGCCCGCTCTCGTTTGTGAGGTGCCCATGCTGGTCAAGGTCGGTGGCACGGAGGTTGACATCCGTGTGGAAGCCATCCTGTCGATGCCTAGGTTGAGCTTTACGGCCAACCATTTCACTTGGGCTCAGGCACTCATGCCGCTGGGGATTCGCCCCACAATGGGCACTGGTGCGTTCTGGTCGCAGGTGAATACCAGGGTAATGGAGCAGTTCATCGACAAGGCCGAGTATTTGCTTCTCATCGATTATGACAGTTTTTTCAGCAAGGAAGACGTGGAACACCTCTTCGCCCTGGCAATGACGTTTCAGTGCGATGCCATCACAGGGCTGCAGACGAAGAGGGAAGACGGCCGCCCGATGCTCACGCTGAAGGGTACGCTGGACAATCCGCCGCCAGACGGCAGCACCAAGGTGGACTCGGCGTGGTTTGCCGAGCCTGTGCAGGAAGTGGACACGGCACACTTCGGGCTCACGGTCCTCAGCACGGCCGCCCTGAAGCGGTGCATGAAACCGTGGTTCTGGAGCAAGCCCGGCCCGGATGGATCGTGGCACGAAGGCCGCGTCGACGATGACATCTACTTCTGGAAAAACTGGCGCGAAAGCGGGAACAAGGTTTTCGTCTCGCCACGCGTCGTGCTCGGCCACGGCGAGTACGTGGTGACGTGGCCCGGCAAGAATCTCGGCACGCCTGTTTTCCAGTGGGCCACGGAGTTCACGAACACGCTGAAACGCCCGGAATCTGCATGGAGCGTGCCGCAATGAAGAAACTGAAGTTCACCCGCTCGTGGCGTGGCTACCGCAGAGGCCAGGTGGTGGAGATCCCCGGCGGGCTCGCCACCCAGCTGCTCGCTCAGCGGGTCGCAGTCGAGGACCGGCAGCAGGAGCTCGAGACGGCCGCCATTGACCACCAGGCCGAGACGGCCGACGCAACGCCACGCAAACGAGGACGCCCACGTGCAGTACCGAAGCCTGACTCGCCAGACCGCCCCAGCCGTTGAGCCCGTCACGCTCGCCGAGGCCAAGGCCCATCTGCGGGTAGACACGAGCGACGATGACGCGTACATCGGCACGCTCATTACGGCGGCCCGTGAGTGGTGCGAGCAGTACCTTGACCGCACGCTGGTGCACACCCAGTGGGTGATGCGGTTCGACAAGTTCCCTGACAGCGGGATTGAGCCGGTCGAGTTGCCACGGCCGCCGATGGTGGCGAGCGGAACGGCCACGGCCGTCACGGTGACCTTCACACAGGAAGCCGGGCCGACCAGCACGTACAGTACGGCCGAGTATCGGGTGGACAGGAACGCCACGCCGGGGGCCATCCTGCCCATCTATGGCAGCACGTGGACGCCGCACCGGCAGGATGACAACGCCATCAGCGTGACGTGGTGGGCCGGCTACGGGGCGAGCGGCACAAGCGTCCCGGCGGCGATCCGGCACGCCATCTTGATGCTGGTTGGCCACTGGTACGAGATTCGTGGTGCCGTGCTTACTGGGACCATTTCCAAGGAGATTGAGTACGGCGTGCAGTCTCTGCTTGATTCGCAGCGGTGGGGCTCATATCGATGATCGACATTGGGTCGCTCCGCGAACGTGTCACGGTGCAGATCGCCAGCGGCACGACAAACACGCTCGGCGAGACGGTCCTGTCGTGGAGTAACTCGTCGGCCGTGTGGGCGAGCGTCGAAGGCGTCTCGGCCCGTGAGTCGCTCGGCCTTGGGCAGCAGGAGATTGGCGTCACGCACCGTGTGCGGATGCGTTATCTGCCTGGGCTCACGCAGAACATGCGATTCGCTTGGCGGAATCGCACGCTGGAAATCGTCAGCCTGCTCGAGCGAGGCAACCGCAGCGAGCACGAGATCATCTGTCAGGAGACGATCCCGTAATGGCGAACGTCTTCGCTGGCGGCACCGACAAGCCGCTCATAAAGCTGGCGCTCGGCAAAGGCAAGAAGGCGAAAGCCTTGTTGGCAGTCGAGCCGCTCGCGGACATCGTCGCCGAGCTCAAGAAGTTGCCGCGAGACATCAGCACGAAGTACCAGCTGCGTGCCCTTCGTAAGGCGGCAAAGCCTGGGCAGGAGGCGTTGCGAAAGAACGTCGCCGCTCTTGGCGAGGTGACAGGCAACCTGCTGGCCAGCGTCAGCAAGGTTGAGCGGAAGTACACGAACAACAAGGCCAACCTGCCAGTTGGCGTCATCATTGTCGGCTTTCGGCGGCCGGTGAACAGCAAGAGCCAGCGTGGCGCGGCTCCAGCCTTTGAGGGCGGCGGAGTTCTTAAGGGACCAAACCGTGGCTATCACTCGCACATGGTCGAATACGGCACCAAGTCGAAAACCCCAGGCATCAAAACCGCACGAGTCAAACGTAAGCGGGTGATTTTTGGCGGCCGTATTCGCACGTCCGCCGAAAGCGTGAAAAGAATAAGCGGAGCCAGCCGGCGAATCATGTCTTCCGGCTTTAGTAGGGACGGCGGGGCAGGCCAGCGCAAGGGCAAGCGAAGGTACTTCACAGGACGCGGGCAGTACCCAGTCGACTTCATCGCCACCGGCACCGTCCGTGGAACACCTGCTCGCCGGCCGCTGACGCGGGCGTTTCAGTCCACCAAGAGCCAGATGCAGAGCATCTTGGACGTGGAGATGCGGAAGGCACTGACGGCAGCGATCCGCGCAACCCAGAAGAAATACGGAGACTTCGGCCTATGAAATCGCCAGAAGCCGTCCTGCGTACCGCCTTGGTCGGCAGCACCGCAGTCACCACGCTTGTCAGTACCCGCATCTACCCGGTGCTCGCCCCGTCTTCCGCATCGCTGCCGTTCGTCACGTGGCGGCGTACCGGCATCCAGCGTGAGCAGACGCTAGGCAGCCCGATGGGCATGCCCCGCGTCACGCTGGAGTATCAGATTTACGGCGTGACGTATGACCAGACCCGCGAGGTGGCCGACGCCATGCGGGTCGTTCTGGATGGCTATGGGGGGCAGTCGGAAAATACGGTAGTGGATCAGGTGTCGCTTGAGAACGAGAGCGACGACTTCGTTTCACTCGGTGGTGCCGAGATGCCACCGGCGTATCAGATCACGCAGACCTACGACATCCGCTGGCAGGAGAGCTGACGAATGGCCACGACCCCGCACGCTGGTTCCGGCACGACGTTTTCTTTTGCCGGTGTGAATTACACCGTCACAAGCATCACCTACACGATTGGTGCGACGGGCGGCGGGGCCGACAACATCGACATCTCGCACCTCGGCCAGACCACTGGCGAGAGCGTGAAGACGCTGAGCCGGCCGCTGGTCGGCACGCAGGGTGGTGACACCGGCAAGTCGGTCAGCATCGAGTACATCGGCACCAGCGTCATCGCCCAGAACACGACGGGCACGCTGGCCATCACCGGCGGCATCAGCGTGTCGGCGACCGCGACGTGCAATTCGTCCTCGGTCACGCTCGCTGTGAATGACGCGATCCGGGGCTCTGCCGAGTTCCAGTTGGCTTGAGCCACGGAGGGTTCCGTGGCCACGTACAGCACTGGGATCTCCGCCAGTTTCGGCGCGACTACGTTCGCCGAAATCTCGGACCTGTCGTGGTCTTACGGCGGCAGCCTTCCGAAAGGCCGCTCGTCTACGTGGACTGATGACGTTGGGACTGTGTCGCTCACGTGCATGAGCTCCACAGGCGTTACCACGGCCAGCTACGGATCACGCGGCACGCTGACCATAGCAGGCGGCGGTGCAAACTTGACTTGCACGGCAATCTATGAGGGCTTGAGCGTCACGCCTGAGCTGAACGGCGTTACCCGTTACACCGTGACGTTCAAAATCCTCGACGGGTGAACCATGCCAGCGTTGACGCGAGACCAGATTGAACAGGCCAGCGACGCCAAGATCATCAAGGTGCCGGCGTGGGGCGGCGAGGTCTGCATTCGGCTGATGACCGTGGGCGACCGTGACAGCTACGAGGTCAAGCTGCTCGAGGCACAGTCCAAGGCCGTGCCCGTCATCCCAGACTTCCGCTCAGAGTTGCTCGCTCGCTGCCTGTGCGATGACAAGGGGGAACTGCTGTTCCCTGGTGACGAGGGCGTAGCCGCCCTGCGCCGCAAGAGCGTCGATCAGATTCACGGATTGTGGAAGGCGGCCCTGAAGCACAACGCATTGACCGAGGAGGAGATTGAGAAACTGGCGGGGGAATGAACGCCAGGCCGAGCTTGCGTTTCAAGTTCGACCTGGCTTCGCACCTCAAGAAAACCGTGGCTGAGATCGACGCGATGGACTCACGCGAGTTCTCGTACTGGATCGCATACAGCCGATGGTTTCGCCCGCTCGACAACCCGTGGCTGCAGACGGGAATGCTGGCGAGTTCGGTGCTGGCCCCTTACTGCAAAAACAAAGTCCCAGACGCTCAAGACTTCATCCCAATCGAAGGCAACGCCCCGCAGCACCCGACGCAGATCGCAGAGACGCTCAAGCAGATGGCGGCCGACCTCGGCCAGAAGTGAAACATGGCAACCCTTGGCATTGGATTTCAGTTGTCGGCATCTGCCGTGGGCATGGCCCAAGGCATCAACGCCGGCGTCGTGGAATTGCAGAAGCTGGGCTACGCCGCCAAGCAGACGG